CTTCAACTTCGCTAGCTTCGACTTCAACTTCGCTAGTTTCTACTTCAACTTCGCTAGCTTCGACTTCAACTTCGCTAGTTTCTACTTCAACTTCGCTAGCTTCTAATTCAACTTCGCTAGTTTCTAATTCAACTTCGCTAGTTTCTACTTCTATTTCTACTTTATTAGAAATAGACGACATAAATAATTCCGCTTGATTATAACCATTTTCAATTATATTTCTTCGAGTTTCTTCGCTATGTAATGCATCAGCCCATTTATCAAAACCAGATAAATCATCGATTAAACAACTCATAATATGCTTTACTTCTATCTGGTCAACTTCACCATCAAGCGATGATTGCATTTTTTTCATTAATATTAACATGAAATCAAAAATCGATGATGATTCATCTATACATTGATTAACATTATTCAGTATATTTTTAAATGCTAATATTTCATCAGGATTACATTGTTGTTGATTAATACAATCATTTAATGGAAAATGATTCAATAACCCCCCATCAACATAACATTTATCTTCATTTATTATTGGTTGAAATATGATTGGAAACGCCATTGTCATTTGAAGCGCTGTTATTAATAATAAATCAGGATGGGTTGTATGAGAAATATCTATTTTTTGTAATTTAATTGTATTTATATTTGTAGCGTATAAATGTATATCTATTTTATTATACTCATACAATTCCTTTAGTGTAATTGTTTCATCAAAATCTTTTGCTTTTAAAAGTGGTAATATTGCTTCTGTTTGAAAATGTTCATTTATTAAACATTTTTTATCATTTATATCGGTAAATTTTATTGCTGATGAAGCGGCCAATTTTTCCCAAGGACGTTTTATAAAATAATCATCTAACCATTCCCATTCATATCCAAGTGAAAATACAACTCCCATATATGCTCCAATAGAACACCCATAGATACTTTTAATATCTTCTAATTTCCAAAAATCTTTTTTAGCCAAATGCGATGCTACGCCATATGTTAAAAACCCAGTAGGTCCTCCTCCACTTATTACTAAATGTTTAATTGTCATTTATTTAATTATATAAATAAATAAATGAGATATTTTTTTATATATATTTTCCTAGTTTAAATTAAACCAACTATATGGATTCTATTTTTACGCTTGGTGATAATTCAGATGAACCAATGAAATTAAATTTAGATGAATTGTATGAGAAAAAACAACAACAAGATTTGAATACATTATCGCTTTATAATCGTATTTTAGCACGTGTTCATACTAGAATTAAAACGATATCACGACAACAAACCAAGGAACAATATTGTTGGTATATTGTCCCAGAAACTATGATTGGTGTACCTAAATATGATAGTGGCGCATGTACTGCTTATATCATTGATCAATTGAAAGAAAATGGTTTTGTTGTGAAATACACCCATCCGAATTTATTATTGATTTCTTGGGCAAACTGGTGTCCGGCTTATGTTCGTAGTGAAATAAAAAAGAAAACCGGAATTGTTATTGACGGAAAAGGCGAACGGATTGATAAAGAGGGGAATAAAAAAATAGATAATGATAATCCAAATGAATTAATTTTCCATCGTAATTCGAATGATACAGCCAAACAAAATAAATCTAATAAAGAATATACGTCAATCGATAGTTATAAACCATCGGGGCTTATTTACAATGAGAATTTATTACAACGTATAGAAGACAAGACGTCGAAATAATATATGTTATATGCTTTATGCAATAGTTTATGCGGTAGTTTATGCGGTAGTTTATGTAATAGTTTATGCAATAGTCATACCTAATACAATAAAATTAAGAACAATAGCTTCACTTAATGATCCACCATGATTATTTTTAACATTTATACTACATGAACCTGCTGCAATATTATCAATAAATACTTCGTATACACCAAAGGTTCCAGTAGTAGCATGATTTATTAAAATACAACTTCCAGTAGTAATAACGCTGTTTGTTAAGGTAAATGTAACAATATCATTATTTGCAAGTGTTTCCTCATGCATTGTAATTTGACCCGAATATTTGTTTAATGTAACAGCAGTAGATTTGCTTGTTAATTGGGTTACCGCGCCACCGCTAGAAATAGTGACATTTGTCGCAGTGACAGCCGCAGGCGTTGTTCCACCAACAATTCCGTCTACATTGCCAGTAACATCGCCAGTAACATTGCCAGTAACATTGCCTGTGACATTACCTGTGAGATTGCCAGTAACATTGCCAGTAAAATGTCCTGGGTTTGTTTTACTAATCGGCAACATAAAGTTATCCATATTAACCTGATTTATTACTTCGCGATTTAATGTTCTACCCGAAATTTTTCTATATGAAAAAGGCATATTTATAACATAAGATAAGATAATAAAATGTATATATTTTATTCAGCTAAATAATCTAATATTGTATTATTTAAATCAAGAATTTGTGAATTAGTTGTTTTTGCTAGCTGAACGGCAACAATTCCTTCAAATAATGAAATACCTTTTAAAAAATCTTCTTCACACGTCACATAAAGTTGAACAATAAGTTGTCGCGCAGAATTAATTAAACTAGTAAGTTTTTCTTCATCTAAATCAGGATTTAGTATTATTTCTTCATTTAGTCCAGCTTCAATATCTCCTCCAACTTGTATATCTTTCGGTTGTTCGCCTTCTATTTTAACTACGTCTTCTATTTTAACTACGTCTTCTGCTGGCTTCGGCTCTTCTATTGCGCCTTCTGGCTTCGGCTCTGCTTCTATTTTGCCTTCTGGCTTCGGCTCTTCTATTGCGCCTTCTGGCTTCGGCTCTGCTTCTATTTTGCCTTCTGGCTTCGGATCTTCTTTTTTTTCTGCTTCTATTTTGCCTTCCGGTTTAGGTTCTTCTTTTTTTTCTGGGTTTTTCTTTCTTTCTACTTTATGAACCTTAAATAATTCCTGTAAAATAATTACTAATTTATTTTGATTATTATCCATATTATTAGTCATAATTTTAATATGATTTGCATATTCTTGAAATAGTTTATCTTTATAAGAAACTTCATAATTTTGTGTAAATACACCATCTTTTTTACATTTATCGCTATTATGAAATTCACGTAAAGGTATTTGATTAAATTGATTTATTGTTTTATTACCATTTTCATCGGTTGGTATATTTTTACCAGTAAATGATTCATAAAATATTTTGACATCAGCTTGATATGCTGATAACATTGAAGGACTCATTTTTGTAAATTCTCCAGTATTTGTATCATACTCAGTATCGTAATATAATTTAATTAATTCAGGAATACCAATTTCATACCGATTATCATCCGTATCAGTTTTTATATCATCTTTTATTTCTATTGCGGGTGAGTTATTAGTATTCAATACATTTTTATTAATTTCTTTATCAATACTATTTTTGTCTCTGTCACTTCTGTCTCTATCGCCATCTCTGTCTCTATCGCCATCTCTGTCTCTATCGCCATCTCTTCTGTCTCTGTCTCTATCGCCATCTCTTCTGTATCTGTCTCTATCGCCATCTCTTCTGTCTCTGTCTCTATCGCCATCTCTTCTGTCTCTGTCTCTATCGCCATCTCTCCTGTCTCTGTCTCTATCGCCATCTCTCCTGTCTCTGTCTCTATCGCCATCTCTCCTGTCATCACTATCATCATCGTCAAACATATTTTTACCACCAAATTTACCTAGTGTATTTATATTTTTATCATTATTTGTATTATCACCCTTATAAAATTTACGTGATTTTTTTGTATTATTATCATAATTCATATTACAAAAACGAGGTTTCAAATCTATTAATATATTATTTGGGTCATTTCGATCATAATCACTTTCTTGTATTAAACTATTTAATCTTCTACTACAAAAATTATTATGTTCTATACTTTTTACTTCTTCATCTGATGGAATTGATTGTTTGCTTGATAAATCATATTTATGATTATTTCCGTCCTTATCTTTTGAAACTATAACAGGATTGATAGTTTTCATAATAGCTCCATATAAATGTGCAATTTTTACATAATATTTAGCAATTTCTATACAAGATTTTTCTTCATCTCCTCCTTGTTGTATTGGTTCATTTAAATTAATTTTATCATTCATATCGGGTTTAGCTTCTTCGGGCTTAGCATTCGCATTTGCCTCTTCGGGCTTAGCATTCGCATTTGCCTCTTCGGGCTTAGCATTCGCATTTGCCTCTTCGGGCTTAGCATTCGCATTTGCCTCTTCGGGTTTAGCCTCTTCGGATTTTGGTTTAATATGTTCTAATACTTGTTTTTGTTCAGATTCATCTAAATTTTGACCAATCACTTTTGCTGTTAATATAACTAATTTGTCACAATGTTCTTTATTGAATAATTTTTGCATATCGTCAGAATTTTGTGTTATAATAAATTTTGTAGCAATTTTATCTATTTCTTCAACTAATGATAAAGAGGATGATTTATTGCCCATTCTATTGTTATTATATTATAATATAAAATTGAATTAGAATTAGAATTTAAATAAAATATTATAATCTAATGGATTCTGTACAAAAATCTATTAAAGAAATAGATGGTAGTATTGATACCGACACATTGTCACATCATATTACTTCTACAAAGAGGACAAAAAAAATGAAAGAAAGTGAAAGAATTGATAAAAAATCATTATGGAATAGTTTTGATGAAAATGAAGAAACTTTGAAAAAACCAATTGAATGTGTTTATACTACTACCGGTGAGCGCGAACAATGTGATTGTTGTGAATCGCCAATTTCATTTACAGATGAAGGATTTTTATGTTGTACAAATAAAAAATGTGGAATTATTTATAAAGATTCATTAGACCAAGGCGCTGAATGGCGATATTATGGTGCTGATGATAATCAATCAGGCGACCCTACTCGTTGCGGAATGCCGATTAATCCATTATTGAAGGAATCGTCATATGGATGTAAAGTATTATGTCCCTCTAATTCTAGTTATGAAATGAGAAAAATTCGCCGTTATACAGAATGGCAAGGAATGCCTTATGAAGAAAAAGCACGCTATGAAGAATTTCAGCGAATTATTGTATTAGCAAACCAAGCAGGCATTCCAAGAATGATAATTGACGACGCGATGCGCTATCATACAAAAATATCTGAAAAGAAGACATTTCGCGGTGATAATCGTGATGGAATTATTGCAGCAACAATTTATATCGCAGCTCGTAATAATAACTGCCCTCGAACAGCAAAAGAAATTGCGACTATATTTCATTTGGATAATACTAGTGCTACACGTGGTTGTAAAAACGCAAGCACTATTCTTAATGAAATCGAACATGAAATGAATAATAATGAAAAAACCTTATTGTGTAATACAACGCCACTATCGTTTATTGAACGTTATTGTAGTAAATTAAATATTAATCAGGAACTAACTAAAGTATGTAAATTTATAGCTACTCGAATTCAAGATGGTAATTTAATTCCTGAAAATACGCCACATTCTATTGCCGCTGGAATTGTGTTTTTCGTAGCACATCAATGCGGTTTAAATATAACGAAACGAAATGTGAATAATGTTAGTGAAATTAGTGAAGTTACTATTAATAAATGTTATAAAAAATTAGAGACAATGAGGGATAAATTGATACCAAAAGTTGTATTGACTAAGTATAATAGTTGTGGCGTGAAATAATGAGTTGGATTTTTAAATATATATGTGATCAATAAAAATATATAATGTATTTTTTATTGATTTTACCTTACAATTATGCGGTTCCATCGTATAAATGACCTAATATAAAAGTATCACAATGAACTGATTCAACATCTGTTCCTGCATTTACATAGGCATATACGGAGCATGTATATGTTCCAGGTGAAATAGTATTATATGTACGTTGACTTAATGTAATCGATGAATATGAATTAATACTACTCGATAAATAACTATCAATGGTTGTATTTTTTACATTTGATGTTGAACTATTTAATGTCATATAGGCCGATATAAGATATTTTGTAGATGAGGATGCATTTGAAAAAGTTATTGTTGAAGAAGCCCATATATAACCTGTTTGGGTTATAGTTATTGATTTACTTTGGATTAATGTTCCATTTGATGATCCAGGTCCACCTGAGCTTGTTAATGCGATGGATAATTCACCTGAACCAGTAAATCCAGAGGGTTGTAACATTGGACCAGTTGGTCCAGTAGGACCATACAATCCAGTATAACCTGTATAACCTGTGACACCTTGTGTTCCTTGGCTTCCTTGTGGTCCAGTGTAACCAGTGTAACCAGTATGCCCTTGGCTTCCTTGTGTTCCTTGTGCTCCA